TTATTTTGCTATGGGGTCGTCACATTTTGGTAACCAGTCGGCGTTGCTTTCTTCCCTGAGCGCGAGATTGGTCTGTATGCCCTGATTTTTACGGCGCTTCTCATAACTCAGCCCGTACTCTTTCAGCATAGCTGGCAGCCCCTTGCCGAACGTGGTGAGGCTGAGGGGATTCTTATAGCCGTGGGCTTCCATATACGCCAGATAGGCATGATACAGATACTGGCGCGGCTGACGCGGAATTATATTGGCATTGCCAATGAACATACCGTCAGGCTCCGGCAGAGCTTCAAGGTAACCGCAAAAATCAAATGTCGAGTCAGCGTCACGCTTGATGCTGAGAGCCTCGTCAGAGTTCTGCTGTGACAGGAGCAGGGCGCGGGCGGTCATCGGGTCGCTGAACTTTTGCATTAGTTGTCGAACAATCACGGCCAGCTCACAGGCTATTTTATTCCTAAGCTGCGGGTCGCGCTCTTCCGGGGCGATCTGCTCTGGGAAATGCAAAATCACCCGGCGACGCGACACACCGCCGCTGCGGTCGGTGAAGCGCATCGGGTTATTGTTCACGGCCAGAATCACCGCCGGAATATGGGTGGAGTACGCATCTTTGTATTTCGGGTCAACGGAGACAGCATCCCCACCTGTGATTGCCTTGAGTCCAGCACCGTCACCGCTCCATTTTTCCTGGTCAGGCAGACGGATAAGTGAGAAGCCAATCAGCGCCGCACGTTCCCGCGGCGACTCCAGTGTTTCAATGGTGGCCGACGTAGCGTTATCTTCACCGGCAAGCATAGTTGCAATTTCGGCCAGGATACTTTTTCCGCTCCCGCCGGGGCCGGTCACCTCAAGAAAGAGTTGCCAGTCGTAGCGGTTCGCCAGCACCATAAACAGGGCGGCCAGAATCACGTCGCGCTTTTCCGGTCTGCCACCGGCGGCACGGTTGAGCCAGCGCCAGAAATCCGGTGCATGGGTTTCCAGCGTTTCGCCCTTCACCGGTGGGGTAAAATCCACATCACAGAGCGTGCGCAGCCAGTGCGATTTCTGGTGCGGGCTAAATATGCCGGTGGCGGTATCGAGTACGCCGTTGCGAAAACCAATCAGACGCCGTGCCGGGGCGGCCTGCTGTGGAATAATCAGTTTCAAGGTCTCCACTACCGAGGCAATTTTCCCCGATGAGAACGGGGCACGCAGACGCTGGAACAATCCGGCCACGTCGCGGGCAAAATCCGACGGCGGAATGATTTTCCATATACCGGCCTCATAGCGGGAAAGGAGCTGGCCGTTCGCATCCACGGCCAGCGCTTCGCCGTAATGTTCATGCACCCGCATTGCCTTTTCACTGGTGCTCATGGAGGTAAATTCTGCCTCGCTCATGGTAGAGAAAGGGCTGTCAGCCGGTGGCTGGATGGCGTCATAAATCGCTTTCCGCGTCGCATCCTCACCTTTCTGCATAAACGCATCATTCCAGTCACCGTATACCGGTGGCAGAGCGACAATCCCCTCGCAGGACTCTGCAGCCGCAGCGGCTCTGGTCTGGCCGACAGAGTTAAGATCACGGTCGGCTGCCAGCACAATCTGACAGGCCGGGTGTTTCTGACGGGCAAGGCTCGCCAGAGAAAGGAGGTTCACGGAGGACAGCGCCACCATGACGGTTTCGCCCGTTAGCTGATGCACGGTAAGCGCGGTCGCATAGCCCTCTGCAATCCACAGGCGTTTTCCGGCCTGTTTCTGCCCTTCGATGACATGGCATGCCCCTTTAATCGTTCCACCTTTCAGGGTGCGTTTGAGACCGTCAGAATTAATAAGCTGAAGGTTAACCAGTGCACCGGTAGCGTCATACAGTGGCACCACCACATCACCGGCGCGGAATGTCACATTGCCGGTTTTATATGACGTGGTCAGCATCAGACACTCGAGAGCGGGAAAGCCCTTGCGGGTCAGGTAGGCATTGCCGGTGGCCGTGCGGGTTTTCGCCATAAGCTTCATGGCCAGAGCGGCTGCCGCCTGGCGGTCGGCATCGGTTTCAGCTTCTGCGGCCGCAATCACCTCCGGGGCAACCGGCGACAGGTTGCCGGTGACGGCTCTCACCTTTCCGGCTGCCTCTGACGGGGTCACGCCGAACACCTTTTCAACCAATTTAAGCCCGTCACCCGCTCCGCACTGGTTACAGAACCACGTTCCGCGCCCTTCTTTATCGTCAAAGCGGAAACGGTCAGAGCCACCGCACACCGGACAGGCCTGATGGCGGTTTTTAATCACCTTCACCCCCAGCACCGGGAGAATGCGCGGCCAGTGGCCGCACGCCTGTTTTACCGTTTCTGTTACGTTCATTTTCATCATTTATTACCTCAGTGCAAAACCGGCGCGCCGATGTAACGGGCGCAAAGTTCATCCATCACAGTCAGCCCGAGAAATGACAATGTCGGGGCTGCGTTCAGTGATCCGGTTTCCACTAAGTCCTCAAGAAGCGTACAGGCTATCTGCCAACCTTCTTCCTCGCCATGCTGGTTCAGGAAGAAACCTTCCAACTCTTCTGCAATCACACTCTCCAGCGCATCGAGGGTGAGATAAGGATAACGGCGCTGACTTTCACAAAAAGTCAGCCAGGCACAGGCGACAGCCCGCTTGTAAAGGGCGGCGCGTAACTCTGGTTTTAATAGCCTTGTCATAGGTCATCCTCTCTGTGTGGACAGCACTGATTACAGCGTTCGATCACACCGTCAAGCTGGGCAGTCATAAGGTAAACTACAGAGGTAAGCTGTAACTGCTGCGATGGATGGCGGCGAGTGGTAATGCATTCTTGTACCTGCATCAGTTCGCCAACAAGCTGGCCGACGTTACGTATATGCTCAAGGCATTCAAGGTCACGAGCATTAATAATGGTCTTTTTCATGCGCTCGCCTCCATAACCGGCAGACGTCCGGCAAATGAGAGGATGTAATCGCGAACGAGGGAAAGGCGTGCGCTATGTTCATCACTGGCAACGATACGAAGCATACGAATAATGGGTTTACGGTCTGCGCGACGAACGGCGGCAAATACAAAGACAAACTGTGGGTGTGACGGGGTGAGGATCGTAGCCATATGGGCAACCTCCATTGAGTAGCGGTTATCGCCACCACGGGAGCTGCAAATCTCATGGGTGGTGGCCCGGACAGGGTTTGCAGTACCGGCCTCAATGGATACCGGCCAGCCCGAAGGCTGCCCCGCCCGAACCACCATTATTTGACAGGAGCTACGGTGTAAACACCACAGCCCAAAAAATGGGTGTGCCGGAGCTACGACGTAAAAAAAGACGCATGGCGCGTCTGTTGTCGCCATTGAGTTACACGGGCTGCAAATCCCGGCTGCCGATTTTGCGACAGCTGAAAAACTATACCTGCAAACGGCGAACGGAAGCAAGCCAGAAAAAGGGGTTTTTTGCAGAACGGGCATCATCATGCGTCATGAACCTGATTGCGTTCAGCAATCCTAGCGGCCATCCATGCAGAGATTTCAGAGTGTGCCCACGCCACGTTTTTTCCACCGAGAGAGATTTGTCTGGGGAAAGCTTCTCTGCTGATGAGATCGTAAATGGTGGAGCGGGAAAGGCCACACAGATGCATCACTTCGGGTAAACGAATAAAGCGTTCCTGAATGGCGTCAGATGCCAGCATTGGCGGGGTGACAGAGGCCAAAGTAGAGGAAGAAAAATTGGTGTGCATCGCGCTACCTCGTAAAGTCCATACGGTACCGGTCGTATCCTTCCGGCTTCGGGTAGCTCTCTATTTTCAGCATAAAAATGCTGAATGCAACAAGGCGAAATGCCCCAGAAATCCTGACCAGTCTGATCAAAAAAAAACGGCCTTCGGAAAATGACGTTCTGGTGCAACGACGTACATCTACGTACATTCTGAAAATGTACAGCTTTTACTACCAATTAATAATGTGGCTATTAACAGGAAAAAACATTGAAACAGTTCGTTCTCATTTTCTGAACTATCGGAGATAGGGTGAACAGTGGTGAATAGTAGGTGAACAGTCATGACTCTACTGTTCACCATTTTAACTTACTGTATTTTCTATATTATTTTTTCTGGTGAACAGAAGTGAATAGTTAATAGCATAAAAAAAACAAAACTTGGTTTTTAACACTTCCTTTTCTGGCCAGCAAAATTCTCATCTTCTGTACAGTCCCTGGAACAATGTGCATGTGTCGTCTGCTTGTGTGTATGCAGGCACAATAATCCCGACTGTTAACGGAGAGCGACCATGAACGAAAACATGCAAAGTACCCTTCAGCCAGAACTACTTTCAGCCGAGCTGCAGCAGTCCGTTGAATTGCTGCAGGGCAAAAAATCTCGCTGGATTGACGACAGCAATAAAGAACAAAAAGCATTTCACCAACTGGAAGCCCTGCGCCAGCGTCATCAGCAGGCCATCACAGATTATGAGCAGATGAAAAGCGCCCGTAGCGCCATGCTGTTCGACAGTAACGGGGAGATCACCCCAGAGGTGAAACGTCTGCGCGCGAAGATGGTAGAGCAGCGTGAAACTGCCGATGACCTGGAAGAACTTATTGCCCTGCGCGAAAAAGAGCTGATAACGCTCCCCTGGCAGACAGGTGAAGCGGCCAGCGATTACGCCACCGCCCATCGACGTATTGTCGAGCAGCATATTAATGCCCTCCTGAATACCCAGCTGGCCGAATCAAGTGATGCCCTTTTCAGTCTTCTGGCACTGAAATATGAATATTTGCGCAAAAGTAATTCTGCGCATCAGCGCGGTATTACGGAAGGTGTAAATGATGCCGCTACCCTGTTTAAATCTTTTATCACGGAAACTTTCTTTGACCGTGTAATTCGGATGGATGATGCCACTATCAGCGATCCTTTTATTTCTGCCGTAAATCTGTGGCCGGAATACCAGGCTATTGAGGATATGGAGAAAAAACCAACCCCCGCGCAGCGGCATAAATACCAGATGGCGAATAAGGTGAAAAGTAATGGTTCACCTGAAATTACTGAACCGCATCAGGATGATGAATTCAGCATCCGCTCACAAAATATGACGGCTTTATAATCGAGGTTGCCATGAGTGATACACCATTAGCTACAGCCCTGACCACCTGGCGAACAGCGCATAAAGGCTGGTCGGATAAATCCAGCCATTATGCGGATGTCCTGAAGCAAGTTAATGACCTCTTAAACGCAGCCACAAAGCCTGCTGATTATGACAGTAAGCTGGCATTGTTACGGGAAGAACTGGCTGTCACCAACTTTGAAATAGCTGTTTCGGCTGATGCCACCCGTTCTGCACATGCAGAGTTGAAGATGGTCTGCATTCGTGAAGCGCTTAAAACGTTTATGGTGACGAACGGTGCAGGGTTAACTGACGCTCTGTTCCCTTTTCTGAAAGGTAACGAAGGTGTGGAATCGGCTGTAAACCTGCTTCGTGAAGCATTACTGAATCAGATTGAAACGCGAGAACCGCAGGTACTTACTGATTACAGTGCTGCGATTACAGAAGCAGGCATCAGCCTTAATAATGATGTCTGGAAAGACAGTGGCGATAATTACACCCCGGCTCAACATTATGCATTCAGACTGCGTCGTGAGGCTCTGGATAAGCTGAACACTACAAACTAATCGTGTAATTAATTAACCGTCGCATCTGGAGTTTATTTATGTCAATGAGATGTCCTGAGTGTGGACAGGTGGCTAATACACGGTCCAGCGAATATTTATCACCAGTAACGAAGCTGAGTTATTACCAGTGCAAAAATATTTATTGTTCCTGCACGTTTACGACTCTGGAATCACTTAATCGCGTTATCTGTAAGATGGTTCGCCAGACGGAAGAACCCTCACCGGCCCCGGTACCAAAGTTACCCCAGACGATTGGACGCTATGGCGATAGCTGCAAGTTGAAGGACCGGCATCAACAACCCTGATTTTCTCGCCAGAGTTCGCCTCCAGAACGTCCCCTCGGGTTCATCCTGCGGGGATTTTTTTATGCTTTTTCCTGGCTGGCATCCCGTCGCTCTGAGTGCATGTCTATGCTGCATGAAAACGCATGAATACCTGCACCTGCTTTTTGCCTGCGACCGCCAGTTCCGGTGCGGGTTCGTACCGTTCATGCAGCTGCATGAAAACCATTACACGAAGCGGGCAGGCGTGGCGGGGCTACGAGCGCGCGCTTTGGGGTGAAATGGTGCCGTCCGGGTTTAAGTAGAGGATCGGGATGTGTTCTTACGGGGTCTTAATGCGCCGCAGTACCCCATAGCGCCCACGCTCATTAAAGTCTGAACATAATCATGCGGCACAGCCTTGTGCGCTTACAGCGCGGTTGAGAAGCTCTGAGCATATCCGGTTTAGCCACATGGCCATGCCTTGGACCAACTCAGCCTTTCATTTGTACTGTTCCTGACACAGAGGTGACGACTCGTCAGATAGTGTGGAGCACGGCACACTTTTGCTGTGTTTAAACCATCGAGGCCCAGCAAATGAGTGAACCCAGCACTGATAAAAAAGAAACCGTAGTCACGCTTGATACCCCGTTACACCGTGGGAACAGCCAGATTACTGAAATCATAGTCCGCAAGGCACAGTCAGCAGCATTGCGTGGCACTCGCCTGCAGGCATTACTGGATCTGGACGTTGATTCCATGATCACAGTGCTGCCCCGGGTAACCACTCCTGCGCTGACAAAGTCAGAAATTATGCAGCTGAATCCGGAAGATTTGGTGCAGCTCTCTGTCGCTCTCGTGACGTTCCTGTTACCTAAATCAGCTTTGCAGGATTCTGACTGAATCCGTTCTGAAACTCTGATGGCAATCTCTGCCACTGTTCCTTGCCGCCACGAACTCTTTCCGCCTGGTTTCTGACGTGGCGGCATCAGGCATTCAAATAATGCGGAGCCGCTGCGAATGAATGATCGTTCCCTTCGATTGCAAATTGTGATGAGCGCGATAGATAAGCTCACACGCCCCTTTACACAGGCGAGAGCCAGTACCAAGGAGTTGGCCAGCGCGGTCAAGAGATCCCAGGATGCCCTCAAACAAATCGACCAGACCAGCGGTAAGCTGGACGGGTTCCGTAAACTACAGACAGAAAGCCAGAAGCTTGGCGACCGGCTGACATATTCACGCAACCGCATGGCGTTACTCAGCGCGGAAATAGGACAGATGGGGCCGCCCACCCAGCGCCAGATCGTCGCACTCGATAAGCAGCGTCTGGCTGTTCAGCGCCTGGAAGACAGGCAGGCCCGCCTGCAATCACAGACCGCCCGGGTCAGAGCTGAACTCTACCGGGCGGGGATATCTGCCGCAGATGGCGCGGGCGCCACAGCACGCATTACCCGAGAAACCGAACGATACAACCGGCAACTTGCTGAACAGGAAAAGCGGCTTCGACGCGCCAGCGAGCAACAGAGAAAGCTCGCAGCTGCACGCTCAACATTTGAAAAAACTAAATCCCTGAGAACTGAAATAGCGGGTACCGGAGCTGGATTGCTGGCAACAGGCGTTGCAACAGCTATGCCGTTGATTGCTCCGGTTAAAGCGTATTCCGAATCAGAGGACGCGGCTACGCAGTTATCCGCCTCCATGATGGGCCCCGGAGCCAGGATCCTTCCTGAGTTTGAACAAATAAATCGCCTGGCGGTGGAGCTTGGGGATCGGCTTCCGGGAACGACTGCTGATTTCCAGAATATGATGACCATGTTACGGCGTCAGGGAATGTCAGCCACAGCAATTCTTGGTGGCCTGGGCGAAGCGACGGCATATCTCGGCGTGCAGCTAAAAATGCCAGCCACCGAAGCTGCGGAATTTGCTGCAAAACTTCAGGATGCCACCGGGACCACAGAAAAAGACATGATGAATCTGATGGACGTGATCCAGAAAGGTTTTTATGCTGGCGTCGACCCGGGCAACATGCTTAACGGGTATGCAAAAATATCCAGCGCCATGTCAATTCTTAAAGTTAAAGGTATCGAGGCAGCAAAAGCATTCGCACCTTTGCTTGTCATGGCAGATCAGACCGGTATGGCCGGAGAGTCAGCGGGTAATGCTTATCGTAAAGTTTTCCAGGCAGCAATGAACCGCGATAAAGTTTCCGGGGCAAATGATGACTTGAAAGCTGCAGGCTCAAAGGTAAGGCTTAATTTCAGTGATGGTAAGGGTGAGTTCGCCGGGCTGGATAATCTCTATAAGCAACTGAACAAGCTTAAAGGGTTATCAACTGAAATGAGGCTGAGTACTCTGAAAGGTATTTTTGGGGATGACGCTGAAACACTTCAGGTTCTCAATATCATGATTGAAAAGGGCATTGATGGGTATCATGAAGCCAATGATAAATTGCAGGCCCAGGCATCACTTCGTGAACGAGTTGACTCGCAGCTTAAAACTCTCGGAAATAAATGGGAGGCCGCCACCGGTTCATTTACAAATGCCCTTGCTGCTATAGGTGGCACTGTTGCCCCGCAATTAAAACAAATGGCAGACTGGTTAGGGGAACTGGCTGGCAAACTCGGTGATTTTGTTAAAGCACATCCTCAGCTTACGTCCGCCTTGTTTAAAATTGTAGGTGGGTTTGCTCTGGCTACAGCCGCTCTGGGAGCACTGGCCATAAGCATAGCTGGCATTATTGGTCCATTAGCGATACTGCGATTCACGCTCACTACTGTAGGAATTAAGCTGCCATTTTTGTCTGGCGGGCTGTCGCTCCTCAGCGGAAGTTTAAAAATGGCTGGCAATGCTATTTTGTGGTTAGGCCGTGCGGCAATGGCAAATCCAGTTCTTGCGATCTTAGGTTTGATTGCGGTCGCCGCAATTACCATATGGCAGAACTGGGAAACATTAGGTCCAAAAATCACTGGTCTGTGGAATGGAATATCAGCCACGGTTAGCGGGGCATTATCAAGTATGCGTACCTGGATGGTGAACAAATGGAATGAAATCGTCGCGGATGTTCAGTCTTTACCTGAAAGATTTAAGGCTGCCGGTTCTGCAATAATTGATAGCATCATGACCGGAATAAGTGATAAATGGGACAGTCTTAAAGCTAAGTTATCATCTTTAAGTGATTTACTTCCTGACTGGTTAAAATCAGATACCAAAACCCCTGCTTTCAAAATTTATAATACGCAGGAGACGAAGCCCGGTTTTAATCCGTATGCTGGCCCTTATGACTCAGGTGGATATATTCCGAAGGGGCAATTTGGTATTGTTGGTGAAAACGGGCCTGAGATTGTAAACGGCCCGGCGAATATTACCAGCCGCCGGAAAACAGCTGCTCTGGCTGCGGCCACGGGAATGATGCTGGGTTCACTGGCCACGCCGGTTGCCGCGATGCCAGTCCAGTTACCAGATCAATCATCAAACATAAATCGGTCATTGTCCGTATCACCCGCTTTAGCTGATGGTGGACTCTCCGGATTCCGGGAAAAACTGGCAGCAATTAAAGGCAGAACTGAATCAGAGGCCATGCCTGCAGAGGTAGTCAGAAATGCTACAGCACTCAATACGACATTTGCTTATGACATTCTTTCACAGCCTGCGGCCGCAAAACCCTTACATCCTTATAGTTTACCTAAATCAGATTACCAGGCCGCTAAACAACACTCAGTAAACAATTCTCAACACAGCTCGTCCATCGGCAAGGTTGAGATCCATATCCATCAGCAACCAGGTCAGAGTTCTGCAGATGTAGCAGATGAAGTGATGAGACGAATAGAAGCAAAACAACGTCAACTGGCCGCTAAAGCAAGAAGCAGTTTCTGGGATCAAAATGCAGAGTTTTAAATAAATAAATTTTATGATGCTATACATGCTCTAGCCCAGATATTATATGGGCTAGAGCAATTTCTTTTTATGTACTGAGGCTTATTATCCGCTTGGTAGTCAGCTACAAAAAACAAGTAACAATAATTCGCGCCGAAAAAATCAGTGCGCGATGTTTATTTAATTATCATCAATAATTTCAATTACATTATCAGTATCATCAGTATCATCAGTATCATCAGTATCATCAAGGTCAGTTGCATAGTAACGATGGGGTTTTCTTTGTTTATCTATGCGTATATGACCATCTCTTTCCAATACTCGTCCTCCCCATGCCGAAATTTTCTGTCTAGTACAGCCCACTGCATCCGCGATTTCACGCGCAGTCATAGCTTCGCTAAATGTCAATTGGGTTATTAACCCCAATATTTTTATTTCTACTTCAGCGAAGTTGCCATGAGTAACGGGGGCATCTTGATGAATAATTTCAATGAGTTTTTCATCATCTTCAAAACATCTCTTAACTTTAAATTTTATTAATTCAGCCTCGTCATAGATTTTATTGCATGTAGGGCATTTATAGCTTTTACGCTTAGTTTTAACAAAATAGGGATCATATTTTGCTAGGACTTCATCGTAGATAAACCTAATAGGTGTGTAATCATCTTTTTTATTAGCGTATTTAATGTTGTTTTCTAAGCATACATCATAATCGATTGCGTAAAGATTATAACTCCCGCCATGTTTAGAAACTACGTTTTCAGATATAAAATGCAGCATGAAATTTTCGCATAAAACATTAAGATAGTCTCTTCTGGAGGGATCTATCATCATATGACTGGCTGCTCTATCAGGGAACTTGTTTTTTTCTTGAAGAGCTTTGCCAACAATTGAATTCCATATATCCATATTGTATGGAGGGATTAGACCTTTCTTAGAACTACCAGTGAATTGTTTTTGATAAGTTTTTCTTGCACATGTAATGCCATAGTTTATTTCTGCCAAACCTATTTTTGGATCTTGAGAGTTTGCTCTAGCTTGGATAAATGCGTTTTGAAGAATTATCCCAATAGTTCTTGATACTCCTATTGTTTCTCTTGTAATGCGGTAAAAAATCTCTTCTCTGTTTCCTTTGAAAATATCATTAAATTTCAAGTTAGGGCAAAACTTCTCAATTCTTTTATTGATTAACTGCTCAACGAAAACCTGCATTTTATTAATGCCAGCAATAGCTCCATCAAAACGTTCGACATACTCATTGAAATCAAGTGGAATAGCGAATATATCACGACCAATGATTATTTTCTCTCCAAAGTCATACCTGTCTGTTATTACGCCAACTTTGAAAAACATACCGATTCTAGAGCCTAAAAATGATTTTAATAATGCGCTGAATTTTGATTGAGAGTCAGAATTTAGATCAGAATATTCATCTAGGAATATATAGATTGCATCAAGATTAGCTTTGGTTTTAATTTGACTTATCTTATTCAGAAAATCTTGAACATTTAGACCTTTGATCTTTGTATGAGAACTGCTGGTTGTATTTTCAACTGAGTCAATCAAACCAGCACTTATTTCAGCATCAGTCAAATTTGCTTTTGCTGCAAGTTTCACCTCAGCTTTATGTTTATCTTGTCTATTCTGTTCTACTTTTCGGCTTGTGCTGATTGTTATACCTTCTACAAGAATTTTTTCGATATAATCGAGATCCTCAAGAGCAGGATTTTCTTTTTTGAAAATAAGAAGATGTCTTTCGCTGAACATTAATGCTAACTGTTTCTTCAGCGACTCTATTATTTGTCTTATAAAATGTATCTCAATTAATTCAAGATCGCTTGTTGAGTCAAAAATATCTATGCAAGTGCTCAAATCTATGAATATTGGTAGGACTTTTTTTTCATTTAGTAAGGATTGTGAATTTGATAATTCAGGAGATATTGATTTTAAACATTCGTAATAACCTCGTAAAAGGTTAGTTGTCTTTCCAGTTCCGCGCCTGCCAGCTATAAAATTATCTTGCTTCTGTAGCAGTCCGTTTAGGATCCCAAAGTAATCTATGAAGTAATCTTCGAGTTGTGAAAGTTCTTTTATATTATCAAGGGAAATATAATCTGCACGTAAAATAGAATTGAATGCAGTGCTTATATTATCTATATCTGTTGCGTTCATTTTCACGATCCCTCATTAACTATTTTGATATTAACAGTATATTTGCCCCACCAATTCATGAGGTCTTTACGCAGTTCTAAATAATTTGACCGATTATAAGCTCGCCTAATCTCATTTTTATCCGAATGAGCTAATGCGGCCTCTATAACATCTGCATTAAACTGCGCTTCATTCATAGCAGTACTCGCGATCGAGCGTAAACCATGAGCAACTAACTTACCACCATATCCTATTCGTTTTAAGGCAGCATTCGCAGTTTGACTATTCATAGGTTGTTTCGGGTCATTTCGGCTTGGAAATATATGCTCCCTGTGAGCACTGATTGGCTTCATCACATCCAGAATCTCTAATGCTTGGGGCGATAAAGGAACTATGTGCTCACGCTTAGCTTTCATTCGTTCGGAAGGAATTGTCCAGAGCTTTGCATCAAGATCGATCTCTGCCCATCGAGCCCCGGAAGCTTCGGAAGGGCGAACGAGCGTCAACAGTTGCCACTCAATTAAACAGCGAGTCGAAACAGAGAGATTCGACCTCACTAAAGAACGCATGAGTGATGGCAATTCTTCTGGCCGCAGCGTCGGCATATTTTGCTTTTTAGGCTTCTCAAATGCCATTCCGACACCAGATGCCGGGTTTGCATCAATAAGGCCAGTGTTTACGGCATAGATCATGATTTCGTTAATACGCTGTACCAGTCGACGTACTGTCTCTAGCGCCCCACGTGCTCTGATTGGCTCGAGGGCTTCAACCAACATTCGGGCTTTAATTTGCTGGACAGAGATTTCCCCAATGACTGGAAATACGTCTTTTTCCAGTGAACGCCATATATCTTTAGCATAATCAGGGGTAACGGTTTTGCTTTTGAGCTGGAACCAATTAGCTGCGACCGTCGAAAAAATACTTTCCAGAGCGATTTGCTGCTCTTCCTCTGCGACTTCTGCTTGAATTTGCGGGTCGATTCCCTTAGCTAATAGTGCAAGGTAATCCGCTTTTAACCCTCGGGCATCAGCAAGTGAAAGGGCGGGGAAGGCACCGAGCCCCATCATTGTCCGCTGCTTTGTTGCTGGGCGTTGATAACGGAAGCGCCAAAGCTTTTTCCCGCTGGTTTTCACTATTAGGAAAAGCCCATCGCCATCATGCAGCGTTTGATCCTTCACTAACGCTTTAGCGCGCAGAACTTCGGTATTGGTCAGGGGTCGTGTTGTCCGTGCCACTGTAGCCGTTCCTTCATGAATTGGTATACGCTTTTAGGTATACATTCTACCGTATACCTAAATGTATACCAATAATCACCGGATTTAGCCGGATCTCCTCGGACAACGACAGACACAAAAAAGCCCGCAGGGCTTGTGCCATACGGGCTTTCAGGATTTCACCGGACGTTTCCGGATCATAATGTGGTGGAGCTGGCGGGAGTTGAACCCGTGTCCGAAATTTCGTAACTATCTAATAAGAAAGGGTTAATTATCCCTAAAAATTGCCACGGCTCCTTTACGGCTCCTTTCGCGTCCCGCCGCTGGCAAGGAGTGGTCTTCGCTCAGTGTTCCCGTCGTACTCTTTCAAATAAGATCCGTAATGCCTGAAGAGCATCTCTGGCCCCTTATGACCCATCTGCCCGGCGAGCCAGAAAAGGTTGGCGCCCTGGCTGATGTGGCGTGTCGCGAAGGTATGCCTGGTCTGGTATGGGTTACGGTATCTGATCCCCGCTTTACGTAATGTCGGAACCCAAGCTTTTTTGCGGATTGCGTCCGCGCTGGCCCACGGCTTATTCGTTTTCGGATCCTCGAATATCGTGGCGTCTTTCATAAAGGTGAAGGTTTTCTGATTCGCCAGCACAGCCATCGCCGCATCGTTAAGTTCCACCTTGCGCGTTCCTGCCTTTGTTTTAGTCCCCTTAATAATCCCTACCACACTCGCGTTCTGAACGTGCGCCGTCTTCCCGATGAAATCTATATCGCGCCAGCGCAGCGCGCATAACTCCGAGCTGCGTAAACCCGTCTGGATCGCGAACATAAACAGGTTGCCCCACTGCTTATTTGTGACAGAAGAGAGGAGGGCATCCACTTCTGCTGGTGAAAGCGGATCGACAATATAATCGCTGTCAGCAGTCGATTTGTCGCTTTGATACCGGGATGCCGTTACCAGGGATACCGGATTGAGTTGGAGGACGCCATCTGTTACAGCCTCATCAAGCGCCGAACGCAAGAAAGAAAGTTGGTTGCGAATTGTCTTCAGCGTAGTGGTGCGGCTCTGGATCCACGCCTTCATTGCAGCCGGTGTAAGCTCGCTTGCAGGTAGTGAGTGAAGGGCTACCAGCGCGCTACGACATTTTTTATAACCGCCGATGGTGGACGGCGAAAGTTTTCGCGTTTCACAGATGTTAAGGTATTCGTCCAGGTACATTTTTATTGTCTTTCCAGCGGCCGCATTGCCAAATAATTTTAACCGTGCAGATCGCGGGAAATATTCTGCATAAACGAATGTTCCACGCTCGATTTGGTTATGAATTTCGCCGAGGGTCCGCTCGGCGTATTTCAAGTTTTTGGCGCTCACATCTAGATTTGAAAGGGGTTCTCTACATTTCACCCCTTTATAAGTGAACGTGATATTTATGGTTTCACCCTGGCTGTGCTTCCTGATGGTCACGCCGCGCGGGAGTTTAGGCGACTCTGTCTTGCCCATTTAGCTACCTCACTTAGATCAATCCATCTCTCCTTAACGCCTTCCACCTTCAGCACCTGGACTCCCTCCCTCCATACACCACGTTGAACGCGTTTATTGATGGCATCGAGAGTCTCGCCAGTTTCGCTGCAATAAGTTGAGATAGGGACACAATCGAGGTTCAGCATAGTTTTCTCCACTAGCCCGGCTGCACCCGGGCGTTTATCTTAGGCAATATTATCGTTGGCGATCGGGGATAGCCTTTGCCATATTGCCGAAACATACTTGGCCTGGTGCCGTGCATCCGCCAGCGCGTTATGCATATCACCCTCGAAGGGAATCTCATAGCGCGGGTTACACCCAACAGCGCGGCCCAGCTCTACGATTGTTCGAACGTCGCGGTCATTCCAGAATTTCCATGGGCAAAAAAGGCCATGACGTTCAAACGAGGCCCGGGTGATCACATTGTCGAATGTCGCCCCGTTACCCCAGACCTGCAGATAATCCGGTACGCAGTTTTCTTCAATAAGTCGTCTCAGCCCGCCCAGCGCGTTGGTGATATTCACGCGTTTATCGCTGGTGATTTCTGCCCGCGCCTCGGCGCTCTGCTTCATCCACCAAAGAATGGTACTGGGGTCAGCTGCTGCATCCCGGACCATGGATGATTCCAGATCTACAACGGCGTAATACTCGGGACCCAACTCACCGGTAGAAGGCTCGAACAGTACGGCCCCGATCGCGATGATGGGTGCGGTAGGCTTATTGCCCATCGTTTCGAGGTCAATCATTAAGTGGTTCATATTCTTCTCTCCTGCTGCGGCGCCGCAGCAATCATTGCAGCCCAGCATAACTTAGTCCGGTGCGCCGCCAGCTCGCAGCCGCTCATTTTTTCGTATGTTTCCAACGCTTCCGGGTCACGAAATTCTTCTCGTAGCTCTGCCTCAAAGCCGTTAATAATCATTTCCTCAGTTGGAATGATCGGCACCAGTACATAACCATCCAGGATTACCGGAGAGTTGCCATCGGCACCCTGAAGCATGGCACCACGGCAGGCATTCCAGGCATCAGCGGCAGCGTGCCTCTGTTCTTCGTCCCACTGGTAAGCCACTCCGTGGGGCGGACGGATGCTGGCAAGAATTTCGATGCTTCCCGGCGTGGCCTCTTCTGGCACTACCGGCACTGGCGGGGCGGTAATTTGAAACTCAGCATTAAGCGGCTGGGCTTTCAAAACAAAATCAACCTGGTCACGGCGTATGGTTTGCCACTCCGTTACCTGTCCGTTGCATGCGTTCCTGATGCGGTATTGATAGACCGGTTCAGTCGGGGCCATTAGCGCTGCCAGTGCGATTTCGGCCAGGCGCAGGCGAATAGCAGTTTGCTGGGATGGAATAAGCTCGTCACGCTCGCGCCAGAAATCAACCTCTTCACGCGCCTGATCGGTTAACTGCTTATTGGTGAATTTAGTCATGGATTAGTCCGCCCAGTAAGTAAGTTCTTCCGCCAGGCGGTCATCTGCCTCGGCCTGATTCGGGATATCAGCATCGGTTTCAATGCTGGCTCCTGCAAAATCACGAGCGCAGGCTTTCCGGTGCTTGCGGTTACCCATGCCCCATTCTGGTTTTTTCAGCTCTTTATTCCATGCACGCAGCATGAGTTTCATTGGTGACTTAGACATATCAGCCCTCACTGTTGATGCTGCGGGCGGCGAGCCAGTTACGAACGCCGATATACTCAGAATTTCGGAAGCCGCTTTTGACGTAGATGAACGGCAGCCTAAGGTTGTGACCGTTACACGTCAGGTAGTCTTTGCAGCCCTGTTCGGTGAAGCAGCAAGTTACGAATTCGTCTATCTCTTTAACTGCAACTCTGCGCCATTTTTCTGGCGGCTCGCGATAGTTTTCATGGAGCAATTCGAGGCGCATTCTTTGGCGTTCATTGGCCTCGTTCCCATCCTCATCAATCCACACGATGCGGTCATGGTCATAGTCTTCATGAGCAACAATTTCTCGCTTCTGGTAAACGCAAAACATCGGCTCTGAGGTAACGCGATTATCCTGTGTTCGAATATTTTCACCGATGACAGCGAATGAATCAGGAGCAACCAAAGCATCCCTCTGCTTCGCCGTTTCGCGCTGCGCCACCAGTGCAACATCCAGTCGTGTGGCCAGCTCCCTTACCAGTTCTGCTGATGCTTTCGGCAAATAGCGTGCAGCGTGGTGGGCGGCGTGAATTAACTGAATATTGGTCAGGCGCATTTGCGGATCCCCGTCAGTTCGTTGAACCGGGCCATGAACAGACCGTAGGCCTGACAGGGGCGGAGCGGGATAACGGTAAACAAATCGGTAGGTGGGATGCCGTCGAGCACTGGCCACACGGTACCGTCGTCGATGTCCAGATCCCGGCGTTCGGTACCGAGCATGACCAGGTCGGCATACTTCACCGTATCGTGCTGGTGGGCCGGTAATCCGAACTTCGCACGGATTTCGCTATCGACATACGCCTCGATACGCTGGTAATCCGGGAGCAGGCGTTTCAGCGGTGCCGGGATGTCCTGGCAATACGCTACAGCAGCATCATGAAGCAGCGCTTCAAGCGCGAACTCTGCGGGAACCAGCTGGCTGACCAGCACTGAATGCTGCGCGACGCTGTAGAACTCCGGCAGGTGGCCGGCAAAGCGGCAGATGTGAGAAAGGGCAGTGGCAATATCCTCGATCACGATATCTTCGTGATTAATATTGAGGTAGTTAATATGCTTCCCGGATAGTGTCTGAATATATGACATTACGTGTTCTCCATTAATACGCGCTGCACCGCGCCTGATTTTTGGTTGAGCGAATCCCTCGCCTGCTGGCGATCGTTAATTTAATTTCGCTTCACTAAATGCCCCTGATGCGGGGCATTTAAGGCAACGTAATTAAGCGCTGAACGAGCCGATAAAGGTTTCCACCTGGCTGTCTTTGAACTTCTCGACCAGCAGATCACGGAACTCGGTGGCCATATCTTCCTGTTGGGCTTCAAGCTGAACAATGCGCAGTACCAGGGTAGGGCGATCGCCGCCGATGATGCTCAGTCGCAGCTTGAACGGACGCTCCGCCAGGCCCTCGAACGGCACGCAGCGAAACTCGAACGCCACCGGCATGATGTCCTGCGTGCGAGCTTCAACACTTTCCATCAAAGAGCGCTTGCCGCTGAAGTCCTGATCCTCGTAGTCCGCTTTCTGGATAGATTCGATAGTGATCTTGCGGATCGCCGCCGCAGACTTCTTCGCGTCGATCGTTTCGCCGTCGGCATCAAAGCCGATTAGGTTTTCTGCCCAATCTTCCAGCCACTCGGCCAACTCTTTCTGGTTGTGACGCTCGCCATTGATGGATAGCAGGGAGGAGAACGGGGCGGTCTTTTTAAGCGCAAGGTGAGCGGTGTTGTCTGCATGCCCTGGGCTTTCGACTGTGCCGAGGTTGAAGACGGCTGCGGCGCGCATATCGTCAGCGTTGATAAAGCAGCGACTACCTTCAGCAGCGTAGCCAGTGGAATAGCGCGTAAAGTCTTCAATGCTGGCGGTTACCATCTTGCCGCGGAAGCGGTAGCGCTCCAGGCAAAGCGACTCCAGGCTATCAATGCGGACACCCTGAGGAATGACAGCTGCAGGGCAATCCACGCTTTCAAGCTTCTCTTCCATATAGCGGGAGAGTGTCAGATCGCTAATTTTTTCGATCGCGGTACCGTCTAAAGAGTGAGACATGATTCTTCCTTAAGAAAATGTGAAAGGGTTACTGCTTGGCGCGCAGTTTCGCGTCTGAGTCACCGGCAAGAGTGAATAACTGGCCCTGATCTTCCTGAAGGATGGTCAGCTTACCGCCGCGGTTCACATACATTGGGGTTTCGGTGCTGTCCTCTTCCGAGGATTTGCCGCGAGGGGTAGGACGTACATAAGCCAGCTTATGCTTGATCATCACGCGCTTCTCTTCGACGGAGTTGCTCATGCGGTCCAGCTCAAAGGTCAACGTAACTTTTCCTTTCTGGCCGTTGTTGAGCACGCCGAAGGCGACCTCACTCAGTGCCACGGCGATCTTGTTCTGGAACACGCCGCCGTCCAGTTCGCCCATAAACTCGGGCACATCGGTCAAACGTTCATTACTCATCGGGTATACCCTCTGAAAACAGGCTGCTGACACAGCCGGGTTAGTTTCTCCACACAACACAGGAGAGCACCTGCGGTTAGGAAGTCGCCCGGGTGGATTGGGTTATGAGCCCGTCGCCCGGTGATGCTCTCGTGTGTTGCGTAAAAAAATTGCGGCATCCTCACGGGTAGAGACAGATGCCGCCAAAGACAGCAACGCAGCTTTTACAGGTTTTAGGTTGTGATATCGGGCCGCTGGCACATATGCCATATGCGGCTGATTTCAAGATAATCATAAATTGCGAGTAACGCAAGTAATAAAATGCATATTACGCAATTTATGGGTGCAAAAAAAAGACCTCATATGAAGTCTTTATTTGTGGGAGGCTTTCTATCCGTGGCGTTTGAAGGATTGTGACTGGCTGATCAAAACCTTTCCGTAAATGTAAAACCTATGCTCGTTATCCTTCGTAATGTTCCATTCTCTATACATAGGGTTGTCTGAGATAACCAGCAGCTGGTCTGGAATCATCTGAAGGCGCTTAACATAAACTTTGCCGTCAAATCCAAACACATATATGCCATCACCATCAAATTCATTAATGTTTACATCAACAAAGATGAGATCACCTGGTTCAATGGTAGAAGCCATGCTGTCGCCACGAACATTGATGACCTTGACTCCAGACGACGTTCTGCCGCCAAACATAGCTAATGCCTGGTCGTTGCTGTATTCGATAGCATGGATGACATCTATGACATCGCTACCCTGAATATGTCCTGCCCCGGCGCTTGCGCTCACATCAAGTACCTCGACTCTGTATACATCAGCAGCCTTACTGACTGGTGTATCGCTTCCACTGTTTATGTATACAGTAGTATCATTTTCAGCAGAGGTAAATAGGTCTGGGACACTGACGCTTAAAGCGTGAGCAAGTCTGTTAAGTGTCTGTTCTGAGAACTGCTTTTGTTTACCCGTTTCGAGGCGGGAAATATTGGCAGCATCAACCCCCACAGCCTCTGCAAGCTCTGCGATTTTTAAATTCTTCGCCAGGCGAAGTTGTCGTATGCGAGATCCTATATTCATGCGCCCATTACATGTTGTTTTTGCGTCTCATGCAAAGCAACTTGCGCAATTCGCTAACATGCAATAACATGCGTAATACGCAAATAAAGGAGGTATTATGCAATCACCGTTAAGAAAATTGCGTAAATCGCACGGTATGACCTTGTTGCATGTTGCGACTGGCGTACAGGTTGACCCAGCAACTTTGAGCCGCATTGAAAGGTGCGAGCAAGTCCCCTCGGTTGAACTGGCGGAACGTCTTGCCAAGTTCTTTGAAGGAGAGATCAGTGAGTTGCACATTTTATACCCGAGTCGTTATCAAGCATCTGATGACGTAGCAGGCAAGGGTGATCGTAATGCAAACACAGCAGTCTGATTACTACCAAAGGAAAAACAACATGGTAGAGCAAAGCTTGAAAGATGTAGTTAAGTCGATGTGCAAAGCCTATCCAGGCGGGCGTGAAGCGATGGCTGGCGCTCTGGGTATGAAGCTGTCTCAGTTCAATAACAACCTGTACGAGAAGAACGGCTGCCGCTTCTTTGAAGTAAACGAGCTGGAGGCTATGGAGGATATTTCGAACACCTCATTTTTGGCCGATTACTTCGCTCAACGCCGCGGCGCGCTGCTGGTGGATGTGCCTCAGCTAGATGATCTCGACCGTGTGGACCTTTTTACTCGAGCCATGCGTACGGCAGCTGCGCGCGGGCGCGTAGATCAAATTATCCAGGCTGCTTTGGAAGATGGGGTAATCGAAGCACATGAAGCAGAAGAAATTCACGAACATCACCGACGCCATCTGGCTGCGCGTGAAGAAGAAATTCGCGCAATCGTCGCATTGTTCAGCCGTAAGAAAAGCCAAAAGAAATGACGCCCGCGAGTGTGCAGCTCCGGGCGCCGTGGCGTGTCGTATCAGTGGAGAAACTAACGCATGAACAGTTTAAACCGATTCAGACCAGCTAAGCAATTCCGTTGCCCGCCGCTGGTAGGGCGAAATGCCCCGTTCGGCTATGTGGAAAGAATACAAACAGCCGACGGTACCCACAACTACCAGTCACCGAGTGACGTGGTAGGGACATTTGCAGCAATGAATGACCAGGGGCGCAAAGCATGGAACCTCTTGATCGGCGTTACCGAGACTACCGAGGAGTCGAAGTCAATGTCATCGGATACGACCGCGAACGGCGGCAAGTTATCTTCCTGCGAAAAGGCTACGAGCATGAATGCATGCAGCCTCTTGAGCGGTTCAGGGAAAAATTTAGCAGGATTAAGGTAGGTCCAGATGAGCATGGAATTAATGGTCAGAGCCATGAAAGCAAAAGTGGGTAACCCGCTGCGCAAGCTCGTGCTGATCAAACTAGCCGATAACGCCAGTGATCAGGGCGAATGTTGGCCCTCCGTTCCCTATATCGCAGAGCAGTGCGAGATATCTGAGCGCTCTGTGCAAAACCATATCAAACAGCTGGTTGAGGATGGTCTGGTATCGGTTGAAGTCCGCAAGGCGGCCACAGGTCTGAACCGTACCAACGTTTATAAACTCAACCTTCCCGGTGGTGCAAATGCTGCACCCTCTGGTGCACGTCCTGCGCCGGGTGGTGAATCTCCTGCACCAGGTGGTGAATCTTCTGCACCGGTTAGTGGTGCAGGAGCTGCACCCGGAACCAGTCAGTTCTCTGAACCAGTCAATGAACCAGTCAATGAAAACTTATTTGATCTGGCCTGGGGGTTATATCCGAAGCGGGCAGGTGGTAACTCGAAAAGCGCTGCGTTGAAAGCCTGGGATGCCCGTATTCGCGAAGGCGTTTCGCCTCTCGTCATGCTGGAGGGCGTTAAGCGCTATGCCGGGTTTGTTGCTCAGACAGGCAAGACCGGTACCGAGTTCGTCAAACAGGCCAAAACCTTCTTCGGCCCTGACAGGCACTACGAAGACGACTGGATGATTCCAGCCAGTTCCGGCATCAAAGAGGATCCGCTTTTTAAATCCAGCTATGTCGGCACCGATTATTCGCAGGGAGCCAAAGGCTTCCGGGTGGTGAACGGATGAGATACGGATCTGTTTGCAGCGGTATCGAAGCGGCGAGCGTTGCCTGGGAATCTCTTGGCTGGGAGGCGGCATGGTTCTCCGAGATAGAGAAGTTTCCGTCAGCTGTTCTGGCGGCGCGGTGGCCTGAGGTTGCCAACCTGGGCGATATGACCCTGATTGCTGAAGCCGTTCGGGGCGGTGCCGTAGAAGCTCCTGATGTACTGGTGGGTGGTACACCGTGCCAGGCATTCAGCATTGCTGGATTACGCAACGGTCTCGCCGACACGCGCGGCCAGTTAACACTTTCTTACGTGGAATTAGCCAATGCAATCGACGCAAAACGCCGCGAGCGCGGTGAGCCAGAATCAATCATCGTCTGGGAAAACGTCCCCGGCGTGCTCAGTAGCAAAGACAATGCCTTCGGGTGCTTTCTGGCAGGACTTGCCGGAGAAAGCAGTGAGCTGCAGCCAGCAGGGGAAAAATGGACGCACGCAGGTTGTGTGTCTGGACCAGAAAGGGTTATTGCCTGGCGCGTCCTTGATGCTCAATTTTTCGGAGTGGCACAACGCCGCCGCCGTGTGTTCGTTGTCGCAAGTGCTCGAAAAGGATTTGATCCCGCATCGGTACTTTTTGAGCTCGACAGCGTGCGCCGGGATTCTGCGCCGCGCCGAGAAGCGCAAAAGGCAGTTGCCGCACTTACTGCACGAGGCGTTGGAACGTGTGGCGCAGACGACAATCAGGCTCAGGCAGGACACTTGATTGCTCAATGTGCAAATGGCGAAGTAAGCCACCCCCTAAAAGGTGAAGGGTTTGATGGCAGCGAAGACGGGACCGGGAGAGGTGTTCCAATCGTCGCATTTGGTGGCGGTAACACCCGCGGCAGCATTGATGTGGCAGCCTGCCTGACTGCAAAGGGTCAGCGCATTGATTTTGAGGTTGAAACATTCGCCGTTCACGGCACGCAGGATCCTGATACTAACCGCGAACTGGCTCATACACTTGGCCGCAACAACGGACAGGAAAACGCATGCATTGCGTTTAGCTACAAAGATAATGGGGCTGATGCGACGTCGGATCTATCGCCAACTATTCGTGCCGGTAATCACGATAAGAGCCATGCCAACAGCGGGCAGCCCCCAGCTATTGCGTATGCATTCAAGGCTGGACAGGGTGCCAAAGCAGGTGGAATTGGTTATGCCGAAGAGCAATCTCCGACTTTAACCAGCGCCAGCAGCGGAACCAACCTTGCTCCAGCGGTAATGCATGGCGTGGCAGTGCGTCGACTAACTCCAGTAGAGTGCGAGCGCCTTCAGGGTTTCCCTGACAATCACACCCTAATCAGCTGGCGCGGAAAGGATGCAGATGATTGCCCGGATGGCCCGCGCTACAAAGCTATCGGCAACAGCATGGCGGTACCAGTGATGCGCTGGATTGGTGAGCGTATAGCCGCGAAACTGGCAGAGGCAGAGCTGGTGGCGTCGCCTGTATCACCACCAGCCCGCACCTGGCAGCGCCCTTTCCTCAAGTGGGCTGGTGGCAAATACCACCAGTTGCCGGATATCGACCGTTTAATCCCTGCCGGACAGCGCCTGATTGAGCCGTTTGTTGGTGGAGGTTCGGTGTTCATCAACTCCCGTAAGCACGACTCTTTCCTGCTGGCGGACGTCAACGCAGACCTGATCCACCTGTACCAGATGCTGACTGTGGTACCGGATGTCGTGATTCATCAAGCCCGCCTGTTGTTCATCACCAGGAACAGCGCCGCCGGGTATGCCGAAGTCGCCGATGATTTCAACGGGCAGCTGCTGTCCGGGCCGGAACGCGCCGCCGCTTTCCTGTACCTGAACCGGCACTGCTTCAACGGGCTGATCCGTTACAACCTCGCCGGAAAGTTCAACGTTGGCTGGGGCAAATACCCCAATCCATATTTCCCTGAAAAAGAGATCGATGAGTTCACTGCACTGGCGCGCAACTGCGTGTTCATGAATGCCGGGTTCCGCCGCACGCTTTCTCTGGCTGGCGAGGGCGATGTCGTTTACTGCGATCCACCGTATGAGCCGCTGCCGGGTACCAGCGGGTTCACCAGTTATGCGCCAGGCGGTTTTAGCTGGGAAGACCAGATCGTCCTGGCAGAATGTTGTGTTGCCGCCCATCAGCGCGGCGCCCGGGTGGTGATCAGCAACTCATCGGCGCCACGCATCATCGAGCTGTACCAGCAGCACGGCTTTGAACTCAACTACGTCCGCGCCCGGCGCGCGATATCCAGTAAATCCAGTACACGCGAAACCGTCAGCGATATCGTTGCGGTTCTGTAGGGGGTACCAGTGGTCAATAAAGCATTAACGGTGCGCCAGCAGGAGGTTTTCGATCTGCTGGTGAAATATCAGAGCGAGCATGGTTATCCGCCGACTATTTCAGAGCTGTCCCGCCTGATGGGTGTGGTGTCGCCGAATGCGGCCGCCCTGCAGTTGCGTGCGTTGCAGCGCAAAGAGGCAATAACGATAGTCCCGGGCGCTCATCGCGGCATAAAAATCAACAGCCAGCAATCGCAGCTGATCCCGGAGGGTAAATGAAATTGGTGTTGCCTTTCCCTCCGAGCGTAAACACCTACTGGCGCGCCCCGAATAAGGGGCCGCTGGCCGGTCGCCACCTCATCAGCGCCAAAGGGCGTGCGTACCAGAGCGATGCTTGCGCTGCGATCATTGAGCAGCTGCGCAGATTACCGAAGCCCAGCAGCGCGCCAGCGACGGTAGAGATCGTTCTTTTCCCACCGGACGCGCGGCGCCGCGATATCGATAACTACAACAAAGCGCTCTTCGACGCGCTGACCCACGCTGGCATCTGGGAGGACGACAGTCAGATTAAGCGAATGCTGGTGGAATGGGGGCCGGTAACGCCCAAAGGCAAGGTTGAGATAACGATCGGCCTGTATGCATAGACAGGGGGAGTGTTGAAAATTATGCAAATCAGCAGTAATGTCAAAAAGTGCAAGCGAAGCGGGCGTGCAGGCCTCTCGCAATACAATCAGTGGAGAACAAAATGAGTCAATTACTCGTAATTGACGGCGTTTCCGTACGCCGTGATATTTTTGGGCGTTACTGCCTTAACGATCTTCATCGTGCTGCTGGCGCTCAGGATAAGCACAAGCCAGCGTTCTGGCTTCGCAACGAGCAAACTGAACAACTAATAAGCGAGTTGCAAATTAGCAACTCGGAAACGCCGGACCCGGTCAGCGTTATCCGCGGAGGCAAAGAGCAGGGCAGCTACGTCTGTAAAGAGCTGGTCTACTCCTATGCGATGTGGATCAGCCCGCAGTTCAGCCTGAGGGTGATTCGGACGTTTGATGCAGTTGTAAATCAGCCCGCCACTCTTCAGAGCCAGGCGGCAGATAAAATGCAGGCAGGCGTCATCCTCCTCGATTTTATGCAGCGCTCGCTTAATCTCTCCAATTCTTCTGTTCTCGGTGCATGCCAGAAGCTGCAGGATGCTGTTGGCCTGCCAAACCTTGCCCCGCAGTACGCCATTGATGCCCCAGCCGGTGCGCCTGATGGCTCAAGTCGCCCCACGCAGTCGCTGAGCGCCTTGCTCAAAGCTAACGGGATCCGCATGTCGGCTACGCTGGCTTACCAGCAGCTGGCCAAGCTGGGGATCGTCGAGCATAAGGAGCGCCGCAGCCGTTCGGGTGTAAATGGTGTTAAGCGTTTCTGGGCGATGACAGCGAAGGGATGCATGTACGGGAAGAACATCACCAGCCCGGCGAATCCGCGTGAAACGCAGCCGCATTTCTTCGAGTCAAAATTTCAGGAGCTGTTGCGCCTGCTCGAAACTGTGCATTGAGGTGTCTGTGAGAGCGTTATTAACCCCTGTCGTCGTAAAAGAGTTCGGGATCGTGGCTTTCCGGCCTGGTCCTGAACTCATGCCACATTTCCATCGAGGGCGCATTCTGCTGGAGAACGAGCCGGAGCGCCTGGCCAACCTGCCAACCGGTGAACTGCCAGCGGCAGGCCAGCCGCTGGCAGAGGACCCATTAATGGTGCCTGTCTTTGAGCATGCAGATGTCATTCAGCGGGCCGGTGGCCTGTCATGCCTTGAGGCCTGGCTCATGCGCGAATCTGGCTGCCAATACCGCCACAGCGACTATCACCATCACGAAATGGTCACCATGCGGCACGCACCCGGCGCGCTGCGGTTGTGCTGGGCCTGCGATATCCGGGTGCGCGAGCAATTTACTGCCGAACTGGCGGGCATTGCACGAAAGAACCTGGTAGCCTGGGTATTGTCGGTTGTTCGCGCCGGGCTGGGTTTCGATGATGCCCACCCGGTGACTCTTCCAGAACTGTGCTGGTGGCTGACGATCAATAAGCTGGCCCACGTCATCCCGGAGGCGGTAGCACGCAAGGTCCTGCGTATCCCGGCTGAGAAATTCCAGTCGGTGACGCGTGAGGCTGACATTGTGCCGTCAGTACCGCCCACCAGCATGGTGGAGGAGGCCGTTGAAAAGGTGCTGGCGCTGCAGGTGGATCCAGAGACGCCGGAATCCTACATGCTGAGGCCGAAGCGCCGACGCTGGCAGAACGAGAAGTACACCCGCTGGGTAAAGGCGCAGCCGTGTGCATGTTGCCAGAAACCCGCAGACGACCCCCACCACCTGATCGGCCACGGCATGGGTGGCATGGGCACCAAAGCGCATGATTTGTTCGTGATCCCGCTGTGCAGAGCGCATCACGACGAATTGCACGCTGACGCTGTGGCATTTGAAGCGAAGTACGGCACGCAGCCGGAGCTGCTGTTGAAAACATTAGACCGGGCGCTGGCCATCGGCGCACTGGCGTAGACGGAGTGGAGAACGCTATGAATCTGGACGGAGTTTTAAAGTTTTTTGCACCGAAAGGGATGCACATCTCTGATAGCGTGCGCGCAACCGCGGGCGATCAGTTAACGGTAACCGACATCATGGCGGCGCTGGGCATGACCCAGGCCGACGCCGGGATCGGTCTTGCCATGTATCTGGGGAAGGCAGGCATCAGCCCACAGGATAAAGAAGCCGCGATATCCTGGCTGACCGAGTACGCCAAACAGCATGCGCCGATGGCGGTGCGTAAAGCTGCGGGTAAAAAGTTCCCGCTGTGCATGCGGATCCTCGCCCGCTTCGCCTTCAAAGACTACGCCTCATCAGCAGCTGACAGTGTCGATTGTCCAAAATGCCAGGGCAAAGGCATCCTCACCAAAACCAGCGTGATCACCAAAAGCCATTACACAATGCGGTTGCCTCAGTTTGCTAAGGATCTGGGGCAGTCGCCATCTGACTTTGAGGTCTTCCGTCCGGTTAAGGATGTGGACCAGCAGCTGTGCGGCAAGTGCAACGGCACGGGCCAACGGAGTAAGCGCTGCCAGTGTGGTGGAACGGGGAAAACCCTCGACCGCAAAGAAACTGAGTTTCAGGGCGTACCGGTTTATAAGGAGTGCAAACGGTGCGAGGGGAGAGGGTACAGCAGACCTAAATCCTCAGTGGCGTACCGCAGCGTTCTGGCCGAGCTGGACAGCCTTCCCGATCGCACCTGGCGCTACAGCTGGAAACCGTTCTATGAAAGCCTGGTGACGACATGCTTTCAAGAAGAGAGCAACGCTGACGCTCAGTTGCAGAAAGTAACAAGAGCGCATAATTCGATATAAATCTCACTATTTAGCGTCACGTTGCTTGCAAAGTTGCCGTTTTTGTGTAAATTTGACGTTAACGATGGGCATTGTATGTTCAGAGTTAAAAAACCCGCCAGCGAGCGGGTTTTTTATTTTTTGCGCCTTCGTGAGTTGCCCGTGACTCAGTGTTACTAACCAGAATCAACACTCGTGGGGAACCTCACACCTCTCGAGGCTCCCTTAGTTTGTGCATGCAGTTCGCTAACTTGTGATATCTACCTTACGACTAGCACAGGACATTTGGCGTGCCGCACAACAGCCGCAGCATTCGAACCAAGCAGATATGTAGATATATCAGGCTTGTGTGAGGCAATAATTATTAAGTCGGCGTCTATCATTTCAGCAAGCTTAAGGATCTGATCCTTTGGCGATCCCGCTACTGCATGCGTTTGTATTTTGTTAGAAGGAATTTTGAATTTCTTAACGATTTCATCCAGTTTAGTTATGGCAGCATGTTGGAACTCTTTCATCTTTGGCATTTCGACTGAATATGCCAGGCCTAATGATGAGTAATACGGAAGCGAAGGTATAACAGTAAGAAAATGGACTTTGGCTGTGTTGAGAGTGGCATGCGCCTGAACAAAAGGAATCACCATGTTTGTCAGGCTATCCTCGGAAATGTCAATGGGAACCAAAATAGAGTTATACATTTGACCCTCCTGTGTGTTTTTTGCTCATTCCAAGGTTAGCCCCTTGGTTGCCAGAAAACAGAGAGCCAGATGCCAGAACGCTTAAAAAGCGGCGGTCAGATAAGTGAAAATAAATTGGTAGCTATCTTTTAGTGACAGGGCCACATAGAGTGTCCGTGTGGTGAATCCCCCTATGCGGCGGGGCGTCCAGACAGGCAGGTGAGTAACGCGGTTCTGTGGTCTGGCACAGAGTCACCGGGAGGCACCCGGCACCACAATCTACATCTTATCCAGATAACTCCATTCTCAAGGCTGCCGATTGGCGGCCTTTTTTATTTCCCCTCAATTCTGAGAGGACTCACGGCAATAAGAGGGGGCTAAATGTCCGATCCGATTTCCGGCACTGGGTTGACCGGTGGTGCCCTTACGGGTGCCAGTGTCTATGGACTGCTGACCGGGACAGATTACGGTGTGGTGTTTGGCGCGTTTGCCGGGGCTGTATTCTACATCGCCACGGCCGCTGACTTGGGCGCGGCACGCCGAATGGCATATTTCGTTGTGTCCTATATCGCTGGCATTCTGTGCTCCGGCCTGGTCGGGTCGAAGCTGGCTAACCTGACCGGTTACAGCGACAAACCCCTGGACGCC